GGTGCTGGCGTTGGTTTATCCTTATCATCTGCAGGTTTATCTGGCGGAGGAGTTTTTTGCTTTTCGTCAGGTTGAGTTAAATCTTTATCATCTTCTCCACCATCCATCAAACGACCAGCAAGCATCGTCCCACCAACAGCGACTGCGCCAAGTGCTAGACTCTTCCCCAATCCAAGTCTTGCAACCCCTTTAATTAAAGCAGGTATTAACTTTCTTAAAAGTTTAAAAGCAAATCCACCAACAACTTTAATTATTTTTACTGCAAAACGACCTATACTATTTCCAAATAATAAGTATGCTGCAAGTAATAGTGGCCAAGTATTTTTAAAGAAGTTGCCAAGTGCGTCTATTTTCTTTTTATTATCTGGATCGGTAAACCAGTTAAGAATTTTAATTAGTACGGCACCAATTAAAATATTCTTGATAAAATCAAACACTCCTCCTAATAATCCTTTAACTGGTTTAAGGACTTTACCAACTCCGGATATAAAACTCTTTACGCCACTTTTCTCTAATTTATCTTCTTGACCAGATCTCTTCTGTTTTTCTGCACGTTTTCTATCTTTCTCTGCTTGTTTTGCAGAGAGTTTTTGCTGCTTATTTAGAGTTTCTATTATTGAATTAATGCCACTCAAGATGTCTTTTAATATATCACCACCAGGCAAAAGTTTTGTATCTTTTTCTTCTTCCTTTTCGGGGGGTTCAATATCAGGTGATTTAATTTCCTTTGCTTTTATAATCGCACCACTACCTACAGTTCCAGGAAGTGCCTTCTGTCCTGGAACTGGTTTTTGTTGCTCATCTGGTTTCTTTTTATCAAAGAAAGCATCTGGTTTTATCGTTGTCTTCTTCGCTTTAAACTTTGGGTCTGCTGCCTTTCTAGACTTTCTTACCTTTATTACTTCATCTAAAAGAACTTTTGATTTCTCATCACCAGCGCCTTTTGTCTTGACTAAAATTATTGCAATCGCTTCTTTTAAGGCACTAAGATAATCCTCTTCCTCTGACAAATTGTCAAGGTCAATACCCATCTCAAGGAGGATATCAATAGGATCAGAGGACTTAACCGCCATACTTTCGCTGCCGCTGCTCTTGTTTTTCTTTTTCTTCTTTGAGATGTTGCTTTAGAAGTTCAACATAGATGTCTCGTTCCCAAGGCATCATGTTTTCAATCTCAGTTAATGAGTATTTATGATACTGTATCAAGGCAAAATTGAGTCTAAAGTAAGCCTCAAGATCCATATGGATCATGCCTAGGCGAAAAAACTTGCTAATCCCTCCAAGAGAACTTCATTTTCCTTCTTGGTATTTGGGTTTTTAAACTTCACTGTATGTGAAAGTTTAGGCATAGTCTCAAAGAAAGTTTCAATTTCTTTGAATTGAGTGGAGTTCATTTGCTCAAGAAAGTCTTTAATTTCTTTCTTTGTGCAATCCGCAGCAGCCCATACTTCTTCTTCGCTATAGATTTTATCAACACAAGATGCAATCAGATCAAAAGATTGTTCTAATTGATTCTTCTCATTAAAATCAAAATTATTTGAAATGAATTGATCCAATGAAGGATATCTCATTTCCATCATCAAGTTATCATCTAATTTAATCTGTCGGGTATGATTATCACTTTTCTTTACCTTAATTTCATCCAAACCAATGGTAACTTTTACCTCAGTTTGTCCATCATCAGGTGAGATTAAATTAACTTCAACTTCTTCACCTACAGATTTTCCACGAATGTTAAGGAAGAGATATTCAATATCAAATGTAGGTAGGTTCTCTACTTTAACTCCTTTAGTCTGAATACAATTCTTAAGAACAGATTTGATTGCAGTCGTAATCTGTTTTGTATCTTCACTCTCCATTGCAAGAACAAGAAGTTTTTCTTCCTTGACTAGAAAAGGTCTGTACTGAATTGTTTCTTCTGTCGATGGCAATTCAAGATCATACTTGGGTGTAGCAATCTTTGGTAATGGCATAATAACCTATAGATATGTTTCAGTGTGATTATTTAGAGAGGTTTTTCTAAGTTCCCAACTCTTTTATCAATGCTGGAGAAAGTTTATCTCCAACCTTACCTTCCTCCCTAAGTTGTTGTTCTGTAGTTAATATCCGTGCTCCAGTCGCAGAGTCATAAAGACCTTCTCCTTCAGGTCCAGTATTCTGGACAACATTTTGTTGAACATCAGATGCTTTTTCTTGAGCGACTGGTGGTGGTTGAGTATTTTCTTGATCTGCTTTTTGTGTAGATGTAGATGTTTTTGGTTGTTGAGTTGGTGCATTTGCATCAGTAATAACATATCTTAAGTATGTCATAGACACTGTACACTTTAAAAGAGTGGATGAATCATAACTCACCGGCATAGCAGAAACTGAAATTGGATATGCCCCAACGAATTCATACTCCAAACTATTCCTACGATTTCTTTCAAATTTTATTATCTTTAGTCCTGCACATCTGTACTCTTTCGGATAATTCATTCTATAATGATATCCAATATTCTTTAATTCTATTTCTGATTCATCTGCTCTAGGCCCAGATTCACCTGTTACAAATCTCATCCAACCTTCAAAAAATCTAATCGGCAAATATCTATCTGAATCAACATAAAATGTAAAATCTATCCTATCATCATACATTCTTCTGTGAGCATATCTTTCAGTTACTCCAGTATAATCATTCTTAAGTTCAAAAGTTGCAATAGAAGAACCAGGTAGAGATGCTTCAGAACAAGATATGTTTAAAGTCTGTTGTTCTGCCGTTGACGGTGCATATTTCTTTAATATGGTATTAAGATTACCTGCGCCCACAGGAATTTTTACTTCATATTGAGAGGTTAGTGCCGGTTTTAATAGTTTATCTTTTAAACTAACAATTGTAGTTCCATCGGTAGACTTACCACCATAGACAACTTCTGTTTGATTAGGCATTTATAAATAGTTTTTACCTTATATATTATGTATGGCAGAAAGTATTAAGAGTAAATACAGACCATCATTTCCCAGAAAATATAAAGGTGACCCTACAAACATTATATGTCGAAGTAGTTGGGAGCGCAAGTTCTGTCGTTGGTGTGACATGAATGAGAACATTCTTCAATGGGGTAGTGAAGAATTTCATATCCCATACATCTCACCTCTTGACCGTAGGATACATAGATACTTTCCAGACTTTATAATCAAAGTAAAGGAAAGTACAGGTCAAATTAAAACTTATGTGATAGAAGTCAAACCAAAAAAACAAACTAAACCACCTAAAAAAAGAGAACGAGTTAGTAAATCATACATTTATGAATGCAAGACCTGGGAAGTTAACAAGGCAAAGTGGAAGGCCGCTGTTGAGTTCTGTGAAGATAGAAGAATTGAATTTAAGATTATCACAGAAGACGAACTAGGTATCAAATGAACCGCATAGAACCAAACATTCCAGACATTAAATCCGAGAAAGACCTTGGAGAAAGAATGGAACTCATAATGTATGCACTAAATGATACTGTAACACCTATACCTGAAGCAGGAACTATATGTACCTTCAAATATTTTGCAAAGACACCTAAACTAGAATATGATCAACACCCATTAGTTGCAGTAAGTGATATATTTCCATGGGGATTTCGTGGAATTAACTTTCACCTCAGAGATTATAGACAATATACCTGGCAAGAACTAGGAACTCAGGTTTATGTTGTCCAACAAGAAGAACTTGATGACCTTATGTCACTAAACTATAAGAAAATGGTGCTAAATAAGTAAAAAGATAGTCTGTAATGGCATCAGAAACAACAGCAACCAGTTCACCCGCTAAAGTAACTACAACTAAATCTGGTGCTTTTGGTTCCACAAGAAATGTAGATAACTACTATACGACTAAAGTTACTACTGGTGCCGATGGTAGTTTCAAGAGAGAAACTTTTAGGACTGATGCACAAGGAAATAATGCAGTAAGAATTTACTCAAAAGAACTTAGTGCAGACGGGGTACAGGGTGAAGAAGTATTTGCTGGTGCAAGTGACGAAGAAAGAAAAGCTTTACAAAATCCTGACTCACAACTGTCAAAATCAGTAATGAATCAAACTAATGATGCTGCTAAAAAGTTGCCAGAGAAAAAAGACACACCAGCAGATGCAAAACAAACAAACAAAGCAGGAGGTGGTTCGGGCA